CCGCCCGTCGCCGAACTTCTCGAAGCCCCTCCCGCAGCTGACACAGCTGAGGACCGCAACGTCCACGTCGAGCGCGTCAACTTCGTCCAGACCGGGAAGCGCTTCAAGTGCTGGTTCATGACGCCAGGCGTCGTGAACTACGAGGACAGCCCGACGATGCCCGGCCAGGAGCTGATCAAGAAGCCGGCGATCGACGAGAACCTCGAGACCCTGATCGGCTGCCCGCTGACGATCGGCCACGTCCCGACCAACCTATCCGCCGAGGAGTTGGTCGACCACGCGAACGGCCGCATCGACAAGGCGTACTTCGACGCCGACCGCGGCTGGTTCTGCTGCGAGGGCACGATCGAGACCGAGCAGGCGCTGCGCGCGATTGAGAACGGCTGGGGGGTGTCGGTCGGGACGCGCCTCAAGAAGTCCGACTTTGACGGCCCTGGCCACTGGCTGAACAACGCCTACGACCGGGAGATCCGGAAACTCCGCTTTCACCACCTCGCGCTCTGCGAGCCCGGCCTCCAGCCGCGCTTCGAGGATGCCGAGATCACCCGCACAAACTCGATCAATCGTCCCATCATGCACAAGCTCATCAAGCGCATCGTCGACAAAGTCACCGGCAAGGTCACCGAGTCGGTCACCGAGATCCCGGCTGGCGCCCGGATCGACGTCGGCGGCGGCAAGACTGCCCCCCTCGAGGAAATCGTCCGCGACAACCACTGCTACGCCATCGAGGGCGACGACATGTTCGAGTACGGCGGCGTCCGCTACCACGCCGGCTCGATGGTCAAGGCCTACACGGAGCGGGCCAACGCCGGCCACCACGTCTCCCGGATGAACTCCGAGGAGGAGGCCAAGAAGATAGAGGAGGAGAAAAAGAAGGCCGAGATGGACCGCCTCAACGCCGAGGAGATGGAGACCAAGAAGAAGATGGAGGAGGACGCCGAGGCGGAGCGCCAGAACGCCATCAAGCTCAAGGCCGACGCCGACGCGAAGGCCAAGGCGGACGCCGAGGAACTCGAGCGGCAGAACGCCGTGAAGGCCAAGGCCGACAAGGAAAAGGCCGATGCCGACGCCAAGGCGAAAGCCGAAGCCGATGAGCTCGAGCGCCAGAACGCCGCGCGCCGCAATGGCGCCGAATCCTTTGCCACGCTCGGGACCGCCCGGGACAACCGGGCCCAGGCCCCCGTGCCCGCCGTCTCGATGAGCGGCACCCGCGCCGCGCGGCTCGCTCGCGGCCGCAAATTCTTCGGCTCTGATAACTGAGTCGCCGATCACCTAGAACTCGAACCCAAATCAACATGTCCAACCTGTCGCAGAACCAAAACCAGTTCAACCAGACTCCGCTGATCGGCCAGGTCGCCTATCAGCCGAACGTCGACACGCAATCGTGCCAAATTAACCCGTCGACCGCCGCGGCCGCCGGGACCATCGTCGCCGGCTGCGCCGTGAAGCTCATCGCCCTCGCCGGCCCGCAGATCATCGTCGATGTCTGCTCGGGCCCCTCCGACGGCCCGGTCTTCGGCGTCATCGCCTACAATCCGCGCAAGAACAGCTACGTCGCGATGGACATGGTCGAAGTCGCCGGCGAGCTCAACGTGCTCTTCCTGAAGTCGGCCGCCGCGATCAACCGCGGAGCCCGCGTCTCGATCACGAACCCGTCGGTGGCCACCAACGACGCCACCGTCGCGTCCGACACGACCGCCGGCGACTACACGGTCGGCTATGCGGAAGGCCAGGCGAGCGCCGCCGGCCAGATCATCCGCGTCAAGATCAAGCCCGCCCTCAACCTCGTCCCCTCGACCACCGCGACCTGCACCTCGTTCGTCTCGCCCTGATCGACGCTCGACCACCTCACTCAACCTTCAAAAAACCAAAATCATGAAGAGCATCTTCTACCAAAACACCGGCCGCGTGATCCGCGACGAGTCCGAGATGGCGACCCTGAAGTCCGACGAGATCGTCCGGGACAACGCCATCCTCGCGCCCGTCGAGATGAACGACCGGCGCATCTCCCGCAAGCAGCAGACCATCTGGAAGAACGGCCGCCAGGACGACGGCTTCGATCGCAACAACGCGGTCGGCGACGTCGCCGACACGGCAACCGGCTACCAGATCGCCATCGACACCCTGACCTACATCAAGAAGCAGGTCAGCGACCAGAAGTTCTACACGGTGGCCCCGGCGGACTTCATCCCGGTCGTGGTGGGCGACGGCGCGTTCTCGGACCAGATCCTGACGAACCGGAGCTACTCCAACGCCGACGACTTCGAGTCCGGCAACCTGCGGACCGGCGCCTCCGACGCCCGGCTCGCCTCGGTTGACGTCTCGGTGGACGGCGTCGTGGTCCCGGTGATCAACTGGGGGAAGACCCTCGGCTACACGATCTTCGACGTCGAACAGGCGCTCCGCGCGAACAACTGGGACATCATCGCGAAGAAGCACGAGTCCCGGAAGAAGAACTGGGACCTGGGCATCCAGAAGATCGCCTTCCTGGGCAGCGCCACGGACACGCGGGTGCCCGGCCTCCTGACGAACCCGAACATCAACCAGAACACGTCGCTCATCACCGGCTACATCAGCCAGCTGGGCGCCGCGGGCCTGCAGACGTTCGTCAGCACCCTGATCGCGACCTACTTCGCGAACACGAACTCGACGGCCATGCCGAATCGGTTCGCGATCCCCTACCAGGACTGGACCGGCATGCCCGTCCTGACCCCGGGCACGGTGGGGACCTACCCGGTGCCGATGATCGAGTACCTCGAGAAGGCCTTCAAGATGGCGGTCTCGCCGATGGAGAAGGACTTCAAGATCATGCCCAATGCGTACTGCGACGCGGCCAACAACCCGGCCGGGCTGCACTACTACATGCTCTACCGGGACGACGCCGAGTCGATCCGGATGGACATCCCGGTGCCGTTCACGACCACCCAACCCAACAGCCTCAACAACTTCGCCTTCCAGGACGTCGGTTACGGTCAGTACACCGGGACCAACGTCTACCGCAACCTCGAGACCCTGCGCTTTCAGTGGTAAGCAGGTCCCGCGGCCCGGCCACCACAACGACCGAGTCAACGAAACCCATGAGCACCCAACTGCAGACGGCGCCGGCGGCACCAGCCCCGGCGTCCCCCGAGGCCGCAAGGCCCGATCCCAAAGACGAGCCCGTCTCGATCTTCAACCGCAGCCCGAAGTTCGGCGACGTCGTCCACGACATCTACGAGCCGATCATCGCCAAGGACGGAACGACCGTCGGACAGAGGGTCAAGATCAGCTACCGCGCCGAGGCCGGGGCCTTCTGCAAGGTCCCGCGCTACATCGCGGAGCTCTGGATGAAGCAGAACCCCGACCGGATAGTCACGGCCGATTCTGTGGGCGCCCCGAAGGGCCACAATCCGGAGCGCGTCTCGATCCTCGAGAAAGAGAACGTGGCGCTGACGGAGCGGCTGAAGAACCTCGAGGGCCTGGTCGAACAACTCCGCGGCAAGTCCGGCTGATCATTCCGTCCCACGGCCCCGCTGGCCTCCAACTCATGTCCCAAGACTTCTCAACGACGAGGGAAGAGTTGGAGCGCCGCGCGGAGGCGCTCCGGAAAGAGATCGCGGCGATCGAGCGCAAGCGGGATGGCGTGACGAACGCCATCATCGCCCGGCGGCAGACGCTCGCGCGCCTGGAGGACCGGATCACCCACCTGACCGATCCCCTGCTCACGAAGGCCTCCGCATGACCTGCTGCCCTCCCAACAGCCCGTACACGATCCCGTCGGTCTCGAACTTCAAGCAGCAGTTCGTTCGCGATTTTCCGTATGCTGTCACCGCCTACGGGGCGGCGGCCACCGGGACGCTCTCGGGCAACACCCTGGGGTCGGTGACGGTCATCGGCGGCGGGGCCGGCTACCGGGTGGCCCCGACCGTGGTCTTCACCAACCAGCCCGGCGACACGACCGGCGCCGGCGCGGCGGGCACGGCCGTGGTCGGCAATGGGACGGTCATCTCGGTGACGGTCACGGCGCCCGGCGCCAACTACATCCTGCCACCCCTGATCAGCTTCGTGGGCGGGGCCGGCGACGACACCAACCAGAAGTTTGTCACCGACGAGGACATCGCGGGCGCCATCCTGGACGCGCAGTTCAACATCAACCCCGGCCTCTTCGAGAACAACACCTACTTCCAGCGGGCGTTCCTCTACCTGGCCGCCCACCAGCTGGTCGAGAAGCTCCTGATGGCCGTCGAGGGCCTGGCCTCCCAGTACAACTGGCTGACCAACTCGAAGGGCGTGGGCTCGGTCAACGAGTCCTTCACGATCCCGGAGTACATCAAGGACAACCCGTTCCTGGCCAACCTCTCGAAGACCCGATATGGTGCGATGTACGTCCAGATCATCTGGCCGCTCCTGATCGGGAACGTCCACTCGGCGCCGCGCTTCACGCTGCCATGAGCAAGTCGATGTCCATCAACCTCGACACGACGCCGATGCACCGGCTGTCGGTCTCGGCCGAGCAGGCCGCCTCGGCCTACATCAAGGTCGGCGTCCTGGGCGATTACGCGGACCGGACGCCCGGCCAGACCGGGACGAAGCGCACCAACGCCGCGGGCGGCAAGGAGGCGATCAACAACCCGAGCCTGGGGGCCATCCACGAGTTCGGCAGCCTGACCCGAGGGATCCCGCCGCGGTCGTTCCTCCGGATGCCGCTGATCAGCCGGCTGTCGGACGAGATCAACAAGGAGAGCCAGGAGACCTGGGAGCAGTACTTCGTCAATTTCGGCTTCATCGACCTCCTGCGGGCGATCGGCGAGGCGTCGCTGGCGGTCATCAAGGACGCCTTCAAGACCGGCGGGTTCGGCCGCTGGGCCAAGCTGCGGCCCTACACGATCCGCCGGAAAGGCAACGACCGGATCCTCATCGACTCCGGCCAGCTCGAGCGCAGCGTGACGTATGCCGTGGTGGCCCCAGGAGCCCCCAAGAAGCCCATCTGATGCCCGTCACCGACCAGATCCCCGTCAACCCTGGCCCGATCATCGGCGCCGGCACCCGCGACATCCCGTCGTCGGTCCGGACGATGCCGTACATGCGGAGCACGCTGGCCGGCTGGTTCCAGCCGATGACGATCACGGTGATCACCCAGGGGCCCGTGGTGGACGGCATCGTCACCCAGGTGGAGCGGCCGTTCCGGACCGCGGGCTGCATCGAGCCCATGAAGACCCGGGAGATCAAGCCTGGCGCCGGCGGCGTCCGGGCCTGGTCGTACTACATCCTCTACGTCGCCCAGGAGTTCGTCGCGGCCCCGAACGACAAGATCGTCCTCGCCGCCAAGACCTACCGGGTCATGGGGACGCGCGACTATTCGGAGTACGGCTATCGGCAATACGAGCTCGAGCTCTCCTACCAATGAGCACCGCCCTCAGCTATCCGCTCGTCCCGACCGGCAAGCCGGTCATCGCCCTCCTGGTGGCGATCCTCGTCGAGGGCCTGATGCTCGACCAGACGAAGCCGCAACTCGTCATCTACAACCAGCAGTGGCGGATGCCGACCGACCCGGGCCTCCACATGCACCTCGCCGTCCTGGCCCCGAAGCCCTTCGCCTTTCAGCGCACCTACCAGACGGGCGCCGACGGCTGCCTCGAGGAGAACGTGAGCGGCAACAAGGTCGAGACCTACGAGCTCAATTTGTATTCGAAGGACCTCTCGGCGCTCGATGCCCGCGACCTACCGGGCGTCGCCCTGATGTCGACCTTCTCCGAGCAGGTCCAGGAGGCCAATGACTTCCAGATCGCCCGCATCCCGGTCGCCTATGTCGACACCTCCGAGCAGGACGGCGAGGGGATCCTGACCCGCTACACCTACACCTTCAACGTCACCAGTGGCTTCTCGCGCATTCGCCCGGTGGCCGAATACGACAAATTCTCGCGCGCCGTCCTCGTCACCCAACCCTGATTTTACCATGAGCATCCCGGTCACCTCCATCGTCAACGTCTCGGTCGCGGCCTCGCAGGCTGCCCTCCAGGCCTACAACCCGAACTCCCTGGCCATCCTCTCCAAGGAGGTCCCGGTCCAGAACTACGGGCGCGGCGCCACGGCGACCGCCACCCTCACCACCCAGGTCATCTCGGCCGAGATGAC